CCGGGAGGACGAGGAGGAAGTATGGCCTGCGCCCTGGCTGGACAAGAACGGCCAGCCCCTGGGCGTCCCGTTCATCCACTTCAGGAACCGGCCGATGGGCTCCGACTTCGGTATGTCTGAGATCCTCAACGTCATGCCTATGCAGGACCTATTGAATAAGACCCTGATCGACCTGACGATGATCCTTGACACCTTGGCATTCCCTCAACGCTATACCCTGAACGTGAACCACGGGGCTTCACGCCTGGACATTCTGCCAGGTAGCGTCACGGAGTTCCATTCTGAATACGACGGGGGCCAGGTCGGGCAGTGGAACGCGGCGAATGTAGACGGCCCGTTACGAGCCATCGAGACCCTGGTGCAGCATATAGCCGGAACCACTCGGACGCCGCAGCACCTGTTCCAGATCATGGGTGGGGCGCCGTCCGGGGAGGCGCTGAAAACCGCCGAGTCCGGGCTAGTCCAGAAAGCAAAACAACGGATGATCTCATTCGGGAACGCCTGGGAGGACTGCATTATGATGGCCCTCCGCATCCAGGAAGCGTTTGGGCCTTCCGTCGGGGATGTAGGGGGGGTAGCTCCGTCAACCACCTGGGATGACCCGGAAACCCGGAACGAACAGGCGCATCTGGAAAGCCTCAAGGCCAAGGCCGAACTGGGGATCTCCAAGCACCAGTTATGGCGTGAGCTAGGCTATACCCAGGAACAGATAGACCAGATGGACATGGATGGCATGTCCGAACGGCAAGCAGAAACTAATATCGGCGCCGAGATCCTGAGAAACTTCAACGCCGGGGAACTGTAACCATTGCCAGGGCCGTCTGACGCACAGAAGTCCGTTGAGGAATTTCAGCGGTTGCTAGTTCTCCAGGGTGGTAGGGCATCCTCACAGGTCCTGAATGCCTATGCACCCGTTTATCGCCAGTTGCAGAACAATACCCAGGCTTTGGTTAAGGTCGCCAAAACGCGTGGCCTCAAACCCTGGCAGGTGATGCGGATGCAACGGATGAAGGACCTGGAACAAGAGTTCCTTGCCAGTGCATCCAAGTTCGCTGATATTGCCGGGTCACGCATCACTGACAGCCAGCGGGCTGCGGTGGGACTTGCCCGACGCGGGGCGGAACAAACGGTGGTGGCGGGTCTTCCCCGTGGGGTCACTATGGAGAACCTGGCGAACATCGGCCTGGGATGGAACCGCTTGCCGGAAGAAGCCTTTACGAACTTCGTGGGGATCGCGGCCGATGGGAACCCGGTGAGCAACCTACTGGCCCCACTGGGGCGGGAAGCTGCCGGGGGTGTCAAGGATGCCATTGGCACCGGCATCGCCTTAGGGAAGGGGCCACGGCAGACGGCGCAACTGGTTAGGGTGGCCGCGGGGATGCCACTGTCCAAGGCGTTGTTGATAACCCGCACGGAAACTAACCGGGCATTCCGCGAAGCCACGCGGCTAGACTATGCGAACAACTCCCAGGTGGTGAAGGGCTACCGCCGCCTGGCTGCCCATAGTGAACGCACCTGCATGGCCTGCATCGCCCTGGATGGGACGCTGTACGCCCTGGATGAACCCCTGAACGAACACCCCAACGGACGCTGCGCCCTGGTGCCGGACACCATCACCTATCAGGACCTGGGCCTGGATGTGGAGATGCCCCCACAGCCCGAGAATGCCCGTGATTGGCTGACACGGCAACCGGAAGTCACCCAACGGAAGATGCTGGGTGACGTTAGGTTTGAAGCCGTCAAGCGTGGGGAACTGCAACTGAACCAACTGGCTACGGTGCGGCAGAACGCCGTCTGGGGGGATGCCGCCGTAGTACGGCCCATCAAAGACCTTGGCTTGGGGAAGGGCGGCCCCACTGGTGTGGCTGTCACTCCACCACCTATCCCTGGTGTGCCGGTAACCCCACTTAGACCACCCACCGAACTGCTTGACCCGAAGACCGGGGCCAGGGTACGGGGCAGCAGGCAAGCCCCACCAGAACCAACGCTACCGGAAGGATGGGTGGGTGACCCCGATGATTTCTTGGACGTGTCTAGTGATGTTGGCCGGGGCAGGGTCAAGCAGCAAATCAACGAACAAGTGCGGGAACAAGAAGCGTGGGCCAGGGCCGTGCATGGAGCGGTTGAAGTCGATTATCAAGGGCTTTCCATCCGTGCCGCCGAACAAGTGAACAAAGCGGTTGAAGTCACCATCGTGCGGAATCGGTGGCGGCCCCTGGATATTATCACCACGAAAAGAAGGGAAGGCCGGGGTGGTGCATTTGGTAGGGCATACGCATATCAAAGCGGCAATGGTGTGCATATCAATGCGACATCTTCATCACGTTTGACGGGTGCGGGCAGACGATTGGAAAGGGGGTCTGTCCGTGCATGGGATAGAAACAATCTGGTAGACAATGCCCATGTAAAAAAACGCCATCTGGAAGGGCCGGAACGGGTTGCTAACTTAGAAGCTGAATTGGAAAACAAGCGTAGGATATATGCTGAATGGAAAAGGAAGGGGGATATAGATGCGCTGATTGTTGACCCTGAACTGGTAGCCAAGGGTGTGCAGCCCATGCGGTTTAGTGTCTACAATACATGGATTAGCCGCTATGAAGAAGCTGTAAAAAAAGCAAAGTTGCAAATGCAGAAAAGTGCGGCAGAACGCTTTCATCCAACTACTGGTGGCGAATTCCTGAAAGAAGTGGTCACACATGAGATTGGGCATTATGGGCATAGACGATGGGGGATGGTTGAACGCCGTTCACGCAATCTATTGCAAGGCAAATCTGCAAAGGATGAAGCACGTCTGCTAAGTGAATATGCCATGAAAAATGATAGGGAATTTTTCGCTGAAGCCTTTACTGAACATATCTGGCTAGGTGGTGAACGTAACAGCCCAGCAGTTACCCAATTTATTCAGGATGTAATCAAGGCTAATACAGATTTTGCTGACAAGGAAGGTTTTTCCATCGGCGGGCTTATGAAATCGGGGAAAGGAGGGGGGGGATAATCGTGCAGCTTGGAATTTCTAGCCAGTGTATTTCTTGCCACTGGTACATCGGTGATATAGGCACAGACCTGGCGTGTGCCGCTTTTCCTGAAGGCATCCCAGACGGGATTTTCCTGGGAACCATTGACCACAGGCTGCCATACCCTGGCGATATGGGAATCAGGTGGAGTGAAAGTCTGGAATACAACGCAATCTTAGACCAACAGGAGCAACAAGCATGATCGCACAATGGATAACGGGAGAAACCAGGCCGGTGGCCCGCTACCGGGGCGGGGTAATCTGGTGTCCGTTCTGCGACCGCAGTATGCAGGACACCATGACGCCTTTGATATGCAGTAGCTGTAATGCGCTATTCAAGGACGATCCCCCGGAGGCGCCCACCGAGCCACCACCTACCCGGCGCCGTCGCCGGACGGGGGAGGCCCCGCCCGCGGACGCAGAACCCGCCGACCCTGAACCGGTATAGCCTGATGGAATGCTATCGGTGCGAGTCTGACGACCTGGCCCTGGCGGCCCTGTGGCCGCAGGACCGGGTAACCTACGCCCAGATTCAGATCGTTATGCGGATCTGCCGGAACTGCGGCCTGGAACAAAACCACATGGGGGACGACGAGCCAATGGACCCTACCAGGGCCGCGGAGGAAGCACCAGCCCACCACCTGGGGGGGCGAGATGCCTAATAAAAACGATATCAAGAAGGTGAACCGGGCCTTGAGAAACAACCCCAGGGGCCGCGTGAAGCCGGGGCCGCCCAAGGATGGGCGCCTGCGGAACAATAAACCCGCTAAGTATTCCAAGTAATTGCACAATTTGCCACATTGTTTTGGCTTTGGCATCATCCTACAATGGAATCTTACCGCAACCCTGCGGGTATAAATAGGGGGGTTAATGGTATCCGAGAATACGGTACAACCAGGGGATGAGGCTAACCAGGCGGCTCCACCGGCTACCCAGCCGGAACCGGAGGGCGAGGGCCAGCAGCGGACGTTTTCGCAGGAGGATGTCAACCGCATCCAGGCCCAGACCAGACGGGAGGTCCGTAATCAGTTTAGTGATTACGCCGAGTTAAAGGACCGGGCTGCCAAAGCCGATGAGCTGGAACACGCGCAACTTACTGAGCAGGAGAAGCTGGAGGCCAGGGCGACTGAAGCCGAACGTAAAGCCGCGTCAGCCGCTGGTCAAGTGTCAGCTGCAATGATCTCCTCTGAGGTGAAGGTAAGGGCGACCCAGCTGGGCATCATAGACCCCGACGCTGCATTACTTTTGCTGGACCGGACTAATGTTAGATACAGCGAGGACAGCGGGGTAACGGGGGTGGACGAAGCCCTTACTCAACTCATGGAAAATAAACCGTACTTGAAAGGGCAGTCCAATCGGGCGCCGAACCTCAATCCACAGTCGGGGGAACTAACCCCGGCCCTACGGTTGACGGAAGACCAACGTGAGGCAGCCCGTCTTATGGGTATGACCGAAGAGGAATATGCCCAAGGAATTTAACTTCTGAACCGGGGATAGGACCCGTAGGGAGATGACACTATGGCCGCAAATGG